CGTGCATGGGTCTTTCGGATGCTGATGTCGATGCTCTTGCGAATGTGCTTGGCGGTCTGCCGGAGCACATGGCTCATGGTGAAGGGTACATCACCCATTTTATAATTCCTGAATGTGTGGGTGATCCGAAGACCACCCACAGGTTTGATTAGACGGTGAAACCGCCGTAAAGCTCGGTAAGCATGGAGACAGTGAGCGTCGCCTGGTTGGCGTCGGTCAACTGAGGGTTGTAGACAATCGCCTCAACCTTGCCGAGGAAGTAGAACTCGGTGTTCGGAACCGTGCCGAGCTCCGCAGCCTTCGAACCATAGGCGGTGGGCTGGTTGTTGAGGATCGTGACGCGGAATGCGCGCACAATACCATCGTTGACCATATTGCCGAGCTGATTGCCCGCACCCTTTGCCCAGTCCGAAGCCACGTAGTTGAGCGTGATCTCGGTCGTCGGTGCATCCGCTTGACCCTGAACCTGCGAGGAGGTACGAGCGCCGAAGCGAGGAACGTTGACGATGTTGGCGGGAATACCCATTGCGGGGAATTCACGAATGTTCTGAACGCGGATGAACGTACCGGCGGCTTCAGTACCCGTGGGCTGAATTTCCGTCGCGAAGGCGGCAACGAAGAGCGCCTCCGTGGTCATTGCGTTGACCTGAGCGGGGGTCAGATCAGTTGCGGGACTGGCGATCGACAGGTCGGTGAACATGCCTGCGCCAATCGAAGAAAGATGTGCCATTAAATGGTAACTCCAAAGTGTGCGAACGGAATCGAGTAGAACATTCGAGCGAGGCCCTCGTTCTGCTTGTCCCGTTCTTGTTTGTCGGCGCTGCTCACGAAGAACTGCGTCGTACCCACAGTTTTACGCTGTAGGTGTTTGTCCAGAATATCTGCGATCTGATTGGCGGGAGTTGGGCCCACGCCCCAGGCAGTGAATATTTCTACCAGCAATACTCCGGAAGTTGAAGCTGCATTTAGAGGCGGTCCACCTGGGACGACGGTAAACCGGAGGAATGGAGGTTCTCCTTTGTCGCCGTCGAAGTTGCTTGGGAACACCTTGAGGCTTTCAGCCTTGAAGGCATCAGTGTCAAACACATGGTAGACACTGAACAGCCCATCTGTATACTTACCCACGAAACACCTCAACAATCTGATTGTGGCCGGTGTCTTGCAGTATCTCCCCTATCTTCCACTTCCCGGTCGACATTGTGACCGAGTCGTAGACATCAAGATTGGGAATACGCTCAATGAGCAATTGCTTCCGTACAACTTCGTTTTTCGTATAGGTCTTGACGACCAACACGTTTGCCCGAACGGGCTCTTCGCTGTCGAAAGAAGGTTGACCAGTTCCAAAATTGAAACTCTCGCCCTCCTTCAGATTGAAGATCACCTCCTCTTGAAGAGAAACAGTTTTCTTGAAAGCATTGTGTACCTGCTTATCAATTAACTTGGCGTAGTTGGCCATCAGTTAGCTCTCCACCAAAGTGGACCGCCTCCATACTGGCCGCTGCCTGCCGTGAAAGGCGCGATGTAACGCCTCACAATTTTCGGGATGAGTTCGACCGTCGTCAGATTGACCAATTGAATCGGGCCCAAGACGAGTGTCTCGACGCTTTCTTCTTCAATCAGCAGACCTGGGTTGGCGATCAGATGAATAGCTTCCTCATACAGTGCATAGAGCATCTGCGTGGGGGTGCGGGCGATCCGTTCACCTTCTAGAAAGCGAGGGAAAGCCGCGTAGGGCGTGGCCGGACGACCATTCCACTCCATGGTGTTGAACAGGTTGGCGGCAGTGACAAGGCCAGCTTTACGCTGCACATCATCACTGCTCGTCCAAGCTTCGCTGTTCAATCTCGTGGCGAAATAGGCGTCCGCGTCGTCAACCGTTGAGTCTGTTACGAGGATCGCCATATTTCATTAGCCGTGGAAGACGGGCAGAATACCCATCGAGAGGGCGCTTGCCGTCTTACGACGCCACACCGACTCAGTCGTGTCCTCAGCCGTACCTGCGGTGACCGAAGCATCCGTGACGGGAACAACGATGTTGCTGCCGTTGACGATGACGCCCTTGTAGTCGTTGTCCGAAGGGAACTTGTTGTCGGGACCAGTCCAGTCGTAACCGACCGGATGAACCACGTTGCCCCAACGGTACCAGATGTCCGTCGAGCCGCCACCGTGGTAGCTGGACTCGTCGTTGTCGATACCGACCGGATTCGGCACAGCCATCGGCTCCATGGCGATAGCACCAGGAAGCACAACGAACGAAGTGCGCGTACCGACGATGTCGACACCCGAACCACCGTTGATGGCCGCAAGCTCAGACGGGCTGAACGAGGTGTTCGCGCGGCTCTTGACGAGGCGGAACTTGCCGGACAGGATGGTTTCGAAGTCGATGTTGCCGTCCGTGATGCGGTCGCTGTCGATCAGGTTGGCCGAACGGAACGAGGCGAGCATCATCGGGTCGAGAACCAGATATGCGTAGTCGGGCTCGTAGTCCTTCCATGCCATACCGATTGCCTCGATGAAACCCTGGATACGGCTTGCGCCCATACCGTTGGTCGACACGATCGGCTGGTTGCCCAGATCCACATAGAAACCGTAGTTACGGTTGGTCGGCTCGTTGTCGAAGGTCTGACCGCCGAGGCCGAGGCTTGCGCCTTCAACCGAGGCTGCACCGCGAAGTGCTTCCGAGGTGGCGACACCCTTGAGGACCGCGAGGACCATGTTGTGTTCGTCGGTCTGACGGCTTTCGGCGAAGCCCTTTGCCATGACCTTGAGACCATCCTCACCGGTGACCAGTTCCGTGAGGTTCACCTTGTACGCGCCCTGCGTGCGGGCGGTCTTGATGTACTTCAGGAACTCACTGGCGTAGTTGGACGGAATACCGTCCGTGGGATCGACCAGCGAGGCGATGTTGATGATTGGGTTCATGGGCGTGTGCCAGCGCATCTGGCCGATGAACGTTTCCGTGTTCGTGTCAATCGTGCTGTTGCGCGAGACGAAACCGGAGGTATTGAGACGCTTTACGTTGGTGTAAGCCTCATCCGCATAAGCACCAATGGTGTTCTGCAGAAGATACTTGTTACCCACACCGTCAGTGAAAGGACTTGGCATTTATTGTGTAACCTTATTTGCGTGCAGGGAGTTTACCCTCACTTGCCATTCTCAGGACTTCAGACTGGGGGAGGTCGAACAACGACGTACCCGCATTAGTCTTCTCTCCTGGCTTTGCGCCGGGCTGCTTCCCAGTGCCACGATTTTCCTTGGGCTTGAACAAGAACTCATTGTCCTCGTCCTCGGCAAATTCCTTGACGAAGTCCTTGATTGACTTGCCACTCTTCGAAACCCACTTGCCTTTTTCGTCTTGGACGAGCTCGTCGGTTACGGTGGTGACCGCAAGGTTGGCGGCACGATCGTTCTTGAACGTAAAGCCCGAGAGGTACTTCTGGACCTGGTTGTCGCGAGTCAGTGCGACGATTTGATCCTTCAGACCAGCGATGACATCGTCCTTATCCGAAGACTCCTTCTTCAGATCTTCGATGACACCCTCGAAGTGCTCCTTTTCCTTGCCCTCGTTTTTCAACTGTTCGAGTTCAGCATCACGGATCTTCTTCTTGGCGTCTGCCAGTTCTTGCTTTAGTCGATCGCGCTCACCGTACGCACTATTAAGCTTTTCCTTAATTGGCGCAAGGTCATCCTTAACTTCGATATCCGTGCCATCTTCATTTTTGGTGGAATCATAGTCCGGATTGTCGATCATCTGGCCCTCGTTTTCGGGGTCAGCGATTTGTTTCGGATTGGTAACAGCGTTAGGCATTATATTTCCTCTTGAGCACAGCTCTGACGACGTGAGTACAACTCACATCAGGATTGGTTCAGGCGATGAATATGGAGCG